ATGGAACGGAAAGTTGATGTGGGGCGTGAGGAATTGCAGCTCATGACCCCGAAAATCGGCGCGGAGGAAGTGCGCCGCGCGATGGACATCCTCAAAAAGTACAAGCAGGGCAAGAAGCACCTCGAGCAGCGCATTATCGACAACGAGCAGTTTTGGAAAATGCGCCACTGGGAGCAGATGGAGAAGGCAGGGGAGGGCGGCAACAGCTTCGACCCCCGTCCCCGCAGCGGCTGGCTGGTGAACTGCATCCTCTCCAAGCACGCTGACGCCATGGACGCCTATCCTCAGCCCACCGTCCTGCCCCGTGAGGCGGACGACACGGAGGAGGCACGCCGCCTCAGCCGTATTCTCCCCGTCATTTTGAAGAACGACCGCTTTCGCCGCACCTATTCCGACGGCTGGTGGCGCAAGCTGAAGTCGGGCTGCGCCGTCTACGGCGTGTTTTGGGACGGGGAGAAGTTGGGCGGCATGGGAGATATTACGGTGCGCTCCATGGACTTACTGAACCTCTTTTGGGAGCCCGGTATCACCGATGTGCAGAAGAGCGCACACTTCTTCTCCACGGAGCTGGTGGACAACCAAAAGCTCTGCGCCGCCTATCCCCAGCTGAAGGGCAAGCTCAGTCGCAGCGGCATGACCCTCAGCCGCTATCTCTACGATGACGCGGTGGACACCTCCGACAAGTCCGTGGTGGTGGATTGGTACTACCACCTCGGCGACACGGTGCAGTTTTGCAAGTTTGTCGGCGAGGAGGTGCTGTACGCCACGGAGAACGACCCCGAATTGGCGCAGCGTGGCTGGTACGACCACGGGAAGTACCCCTTCGTGTTCGACAATCTCTTCCCCGAGGAGGGTACGCCCTGCGGCTACGGCTACATCGACTTGTGCAAGAGTTCCCAAAAGCAGATTGATTTGATGAACCAAGCCATTTTGAAGAACACTTTGGCGGCGGCCACGCCTCGCTTCTTCATCCGTGATGACGGCGCGGTGAACGAGAACGAGTACGCCGACTGGACGCGGCCTTTCGTCCACACCAACGGCAACTTGGGCGCGGACTCCATCGCGCCTATTAAGACGGCGGGTTTGGATGGGGTGTATGTGGCCTATTTGAACCACAAAATCGCCGAGATGAAGGAGACGGCGGGCAACCGCGATGTGTCCAATGGCGGCACGGCGGCAGGTGTCACGGCGGCTACGGCGATTGCCGCCTTGCAGGAATCGGGCGGTAAGTTGAGCCGCAACATGATTGACGACAGCTACGAGGCCTTCTCCGATGTGGTGGAATTGTGCATCCATCTGATTCGCCAGTTCTATCGTCTGCCCCGCAGTTTCCGCTTGGCGGACGGGCAGGGGATGGAGTTCATCACCTACGACGGGGCGGGGTTGCAGAAGCGTCCCCTCCACGATGGGGCGACGGTGCGGTATCGTCTGCCTGCCTTCGATTTGGAGATTGGGGCGGAGCAGGAGAGCCCCTACAAGACTATGGAGTACAATCAGCTGGCGCTGCAGCTGTACCAAATGGGCTTTTTCCGCGAGGATATGGCGGCGCAGGCGCGGAAGTGCTTGGAGCTGATGGAGTTTAAGAATAAGGATACCCTCCTTGCCGCCATTGCCCAGCCCGACTATCGGGTGGAGGTGGCGAAGCTCCGTGAGCAGCTGCTGGCGCTGAGTACGGCGGTGGATGCCGAGAAGGGCACAGCTTTGGCGGCGGCGCTGCGAGAAGAGTGGGCGGCGATGGATGCCCAGCAGGAGAGTGGTGCAGCGGGTGAACAGGTGGATGTATCGCCCTTGAGCCGCCGTTTTGGCGGCGGCGAGAAGGTCAGTGCGGTGGAGCGCAGTCGCAGAGCAGCAAGGCAGACGGCGAGACCGCGTTAACAATTAACAGTTAATAGTTAATAGTTTTGAGTGAGCCTCAATAGGACTTGTAGGGGCTGGCGCTTGTCGACAGCCCGCTGAAACGGGGCGTCGTCCCCCAAGGGGACTTCCGTTGGGCGTAAACGCCGCCCCCTACAAGGTCTAGGGAAGGCTGCCTGTGGTGTTGTAGGGCGGGGTGCCCACACCCCGCCGTCAACATACGATAGCGTCCCGATAGACGCGGCGGGATGTGGGCATCCCGCCCTACGAAAGGACAAGGGGCTGTTCGGTTACTTGTGTCAATCCCTCAGTCTCGCTTCGCGAGCCAGCTCCCTTTACACACACCCGTCCGCAGACGGGCGTGCGAGAGCGCAACCGCACGAAGTGCGGCTCTTAGCGCGGAGAAAGGGAGCCTTGGGATGCAGCACCGCAAGGACAATATCGGTCAAGGAGGAACATATGGAAGAAAATACCAACATGGAAGTGCAGGAGATGCCTGCAAGTCCCGCTGAGGAGAGTTTTGACGACCTCATTCGCGGGAAATATAAGCCCGAGTTTGACGCAAGGGTGCAGAAAATCATCGAGGGGCGCTTGAAGGCCTTGCACCGTGAAAATGAGGCCCTGCGCCGTGAGAGCAACGAGGGGCAGATGCGCCTTGCCCTCCAGCGGCAGGAGATGGCCCGCTCCCGCGCCGCAATGGAGGAATTGCTGCGCCGCGCCGTGGCCTACGGGGCCCAGCGGGCGGGGCAGGATTTGAGCCGTTCCCTTAGTGGCGGGCGCATTGCTGAGAATGGAGGCGGCGGTCACGCTGCTGCGGTGACATCCGTTGACCCCAGCCGTTTGACGGCGAAGGAGCGGGAGGAGATTCGCCGCCGCGTGGCGAGAGGGGAGAAGGTGAGGTTTGACTAACAAGTAACAATTAACAGTTAATTGTTCTACCACAAGCCTCTTGAGATGTTGTAGAGCGGCCTGCCTTCAGGCCGCCGTCAACATACGGAAGTGTATCGGTAGACGGCGGGCGGCAGATTGCCGCCCCTACGATAGGACAAGGGGCTTTCAGCAAACCATGTAGGGGGCGGCGTTCACGACGCCCCGCTTCAGCGGGCTGTCGACAAGCGCCAGCCCCTACAAGGTCTAGGGAAGGCTGCCTGTGGTGTTGTAGGGCGGGGTGCCCACACCCCGCCGTCAACATACGATAGCGTCCCGATAGACGCGGCGGGGTGAGGGCACCCCGCCCTACGAGGTCGCAAGGGGTACTGATTAAAATTTTTTCAAAAATTTTCTCCCTTGTTGTCCATTTCGGGGCAACAAACACTACATTGACGCCTATTGGTGAAAGGGTCGTGACCTACCACTGCCAACAAAATGCGCCTGTCCCTAAGGGGCGCAGGAAAAGGGCAATACTTGGGAGACGAGCGGAGCGCAAAGCGCTCCCTTGCCTCCCTCAGCTACGCGCTAAGAGCCGCCTACGGCGGTTGCGCTACGCACGCCCACTGCGGTGGGTGTGACGAGGGAGGTGGATTTTGCCGAAGGCAAAAGACGGAGGGAGAGAACGACTACCCCTCAGACTCACCTTCGGTGAGCCAGCTCCCCTGACAAGGGGAGCCAAGGCGCCTACGGCGCTTATTATAATAACAAGGAGGAACTACCAACCATGAGCAATATCAATACCCAGACGACCGGCGCGCTGAGCGCCGAGATGAAAACTTACTACGGCATGGAGCTGCTGGAAAACGCCAAGCCTGCCCTCGTTCACAACCAGTTCGCCGCTACCCGTGGCGTCCCTGTGGGCGGCGGTAAGACGGTGGAGTGGCGTAAGTTCGGCTCTTTTGAGAAGGCGCTGACTCCCCTCACCGAGGGTGTCACCCCCGATGGCAGCGGTATCTCCGTCAGCTACATCACCAAGGAGCTGAGCCAGTACGGTGACTACACCACCGTGTCCGATATGCTGGATCTGACCGCCATTGACGATGTGGTGCTGGAGATCACCGACCGCCACGGCGCCAACATGGGTCTGACTCTCGATACCGTGACCCGTAACGAGATCCAGCAGGGCACCAAGGTCATCTATGCCCCCACCATCAACGATGACGGCAGCGAGACCGAGGTGCTGCACCGCTATGAGCTGGGCAAGGCCAACAAGCTGACCGCCGCACTGGTGGCCCGCGCCGCCACGGCTCTTAAGAAGATGAATGCCCCCACCTTCGACGGCAAGTATGTGTGCATTCTCCACCCCAGCGTGGCCTTCGACCTGCGCAATGACCCCGACTGGATCGCCGCACACCAGTACGCCGCCGCTACGGAGCTGTTCTCCGGCGAGATCGGCGAGCTCCACGGCGTCCGCTTCGTGGAGACCACCGAGGCCAAGATCTTCCGCGCCGAGGATCTCATTGCGGGCAGCCGCACCCTGACGGTGTCCGCCGCCAGCACCGGCAAGATGGTGAGCGTATCCGAGGAGCTGCCCTTCTTTGAGCTGGCAGGCCGTCAGGTGCTCATCAACGGCGTGAAGGCAAAGGTGAAGGAAAACTCCGACAATGCCCTGTCGCTGGATATCGCCATCAATGTCTCCGCCGGCGACATCATCTATCCCGCCGAGGGCGGTATCAATGGCGGCGCAGTGTACGGCTGTCTCTTTATCGGCAAGGGCGCCTACGGCGTCATTGACCTGAGCGAGGGCACCGAGGTCATCGTCAAGCCCCGTGGCTCTTCCGGCACTGCCGATCCTCTGGATCAGCGCTCCAGCGTGGGTTGGAAGGGCGTCCACGCCGCCGCCATTTTGTACGATGAGTACATCCTCCGCGTGGAGTGCGGCTCTACCTACTCCGACGAGGACATGGCCAATTAACAGTTAACAGTTAACAATTAACAGTTAACAGTTAGGGAGAGTTGCCTGTGGTGTTGTAGGGCGGGGTGCCCACACCCCGCCGTCAACATACGGCAGCACTCCGATAGACGCGGCGGGATGTGGGCATCCCGCCCTACAAGAGGACAAGAACATCTCCTACATTTCAGAGTAAAAGCGGCAGCGAAAAGAGGAGCAGAGGCGATGCAACATTTCGGCGAGGTTTTCGCCGCAGAAATTTACGCGAGGAACGCCATCGTTGTGGGAGATGTGAAGCGCGGGAAGGAAGTCTTGAAACCATGGGTTTCAAGTGGCGGTTCTTTTGGTACTTTTCTTTCGCTATTGAAAGAAAAGTACGAACATTCCGCGTAAAAAGACGAGCGACTACCCCTCAGTCAGCCTAACGGCTGACAGCTCCCCTGACAAGGGGAGCCGAGGCGCTACGCGCAGCAACCCAAGGGGGGTGCGATGCACCCCCCAACATAGCAAAGTAAGGAGGAATCATCATGGCAAAGAAAGCAGTGAAGAAAGAGCAGGCGATGGTGGAGGTGTGCATCCCCCGTGGCCGCAAGCAGGAGGAGAACTTCGTCATCGTGTCGGTGAACGGAAAAAACTGGAAAATCATGAAGGGCGCGACGGTGTCTGTGCCCGACTATGTGGCGGAGGTGCTGGAAAACGCACAGATGATGGCGGATGAGGCACGCCGCTATGTGGACAAGATGGCAGAGTAAGGGGGGAAGGCAATGGCGAATTTGACCGTTTCGGCGGTGCTTGCGCAGGTGGACGCCCTGCTGCCCAACGGCTACACCACCGAGGAGAAGTGCCGCTGGGTCACGCAGGCCGAGGGCTTTATCCGCGCCGAGGTCTATGGCCTTGACCCTTCTGCCATGGGGCAGCTGGGGGAGGAGGACACCCTCTGCGCTCCCGCACCCCATCAGGAGCTGTACCGCCACTATGTGGAGGCCCAAATCCACTACGCCAATGGCGAGATGACCCGCTACAACAACGCCGCCGCCATGTGGAACAACGCCCTTATGACCCTCCGCGACTATGTGTGCCGCACCGCTGCGCCCCGTGAGGGGGTAAAGGCACTGCATTTTGCGTAAAGGAGGCGGGGGAAGATGTATTTTATGGGAATGAAGTCCGCAGGTGAGCAGCGTACGGCGGTGCGCCGCTTCCTCGGCCTCGACCGCCGTGAAGGGGCGGCGCTGGGCAGCTTCGAGGGGATGGAAAATCTCTCCTCGGAAGGCTTCCCCGCCCTTAAGACACGCCCCAAGCGCGGTACGGTGGCGAATCTCACGGGCTACGCAGGCGGCATGACGGTGAAGGACGCCCTCATCTATGTGGATGGCACCCACCTCTATGTGAACGGCCTCAAGACGGCCCTTGCGTTGACCGAAGGGGACAAGCAGCTGGTGTCCATGGGTGCATACCTCATTATTTGGCCCGACAAGTGCTATCTGAACACCGCCGATTTGAGTGACTACGGCTCCTTGGAGAGCGAGACCACCACCACGGGCAGCGTGGTCTTGACCCCCACCGCCGCCCTCGACGATGAAGAGGGCACCTTCAGCCACACCACCGTACAGGCGGCGGGCATCGGCAGGGAGTTTACGGCGGGGGAGGGCGTGTATATCGCAGGTGGCGGCGCGGTGCTGCCCGAGGGGACGTATACCCTTCTCTCCTGCGACAGCGACAGCATTGTGATTGCCCTCACCACCGCCGCCGAGACTACCCTCGATGTGGAGCTGACCCTGCGGCGCTATGTGCCCGACATGGACTATATCTGCCAGTGCGGCAACCGTTTGTGGGGCTGCAAGTACGGCATCGTGAACGGCGAGGCGGTCAACGCCGTGTACGGCAGCGCCCTCGGCAACTTCAAGAGCTGGAACAGCTTCCAAGGTCTCGCCTCCGACAGCTACGCCGCTTCCCGTGGCTCTGACGGCGTATTTACCGCTGCGGCGGCCTATTTGGGCAGCGTCCTCTTTTTCAAGGAACACTGCATCGAGCGGCTCTACATCTCGGGCAATGGCGCACACCAAGTGGTGACGCTGGAATGTGACGGCGTGGCTCGCGGCAGCCACCGCAGCCTCGCCATGAGCGAGGGCGTGCTGTACTACCACGGCGTTGGGGGCGTGTACGGCTTCGACGGGTCGCTGCCCCAGCTTTTGAGCGAGCCCTTGGGGGATATTCGCGGCGGCAGCGCCGTAGGCGGCGCGGTGGACGGGGTGTATTACCTCGCCCTTACCGCTGAGGACGGCAAGCACCTCTTCACCCTCGACACCAAGCGTGGCTTGTGGCATCGGCAGGATAATTTGCCTGTGCGGCAGTTCGCCCGCAAGGGGGCAGAGCTGTACGCCCTCACCGACAGCGCCGTGGTGTCCCTCCATGGCATGACGGGGGCGCAGGAGGCGGCGGCTATCCAGTGGTACGCCGAGACGCCGCCCATCGGCGTGGAGCAGGAGGGGGAGCGCTACCTCGCCCGCTTGGAGGTGCGCCTCGAGGCGGCAATAGGGGCGGAGGCTCACGCCGCCGTCAGCTACGATGGAGGTGCTACGTGGCGAAAGTGCGGTACTGTGCGCGGCAAGGGCAATCTCCGCGCCGCAACGCTGGCGGTGCGTGCGGTGCGTGCGCCCTTCTTGAAGCTGAAGCTCTACGGCACAGGGGGCTGCACCGTTCACGCCATCACCGCCGTGTATGAAAAGTAAGGAGGTGGCGACATGACCACCATTTCCATGCCGCCCTATCCCACGGGCACGGCATCGCAAATCGCCGCGCGGCAGTATTCCTACCTCTTTCAGATGGCCCAGCAGCTGAACTTGGCGCTGGAAGCGCTGGAAAGCGGCGCGGCGGTGCAGGGACACGGCGGCCTGCAGCAAGCTCCGTCGGGGAACGCCGTGGCGGCCTTGCAGCAGCAGTATGAAACACTCCGCTCCCAAATCGTCAAGACGGCGGAGCAGGTGGAAAAGACCACCGAAGCCCTTACGGCGAAGCTCAACGAGGAGTATGTGGCCCAGTCGGAGTTTGGTACGTATGTTCAGCGCCTCAGCGCCTATTTAGAGGCCAATCCCGAGGCCCTTACCCAATACTACGGCTTTTGCGGCGACTTGCAGGCCAATGTGGCGGCGGTAGACGCGGCCTTCACCCACTATCGCCTCGATACACAGGGCTACATCCGTACGGGCATCGTATCCTATGACGGGGATACCCCCGTCTATGGCGTGGCGGTGGGGCAGAACCTCACCACCCGTCAGGTGGATGGGGAGACGGTGGTGGAGCAGAACAACTTCCGCGCCGTCTTTACTTCCCGCCGCCTCGGCTTTTGGCAGGACGATACGGAGATTGCCTACCTCTCCGATAACCGCCTCTACATCACCGATATTACGGTGCTGTCGGGGCTCAACGTAGGCAAGTGGCGCATGGACAGCACGGCGGGGCTGGCATTTCAATGGATGGGAGGATAAGGTATGGCAACGGCGAACGATTTTATTTTGACAGTGCCCGCCGCCGTGGCGGGACAGCAGGTGAGCGTGATTTTGAGCCGTCCCACGAGGCAGTATGTGGCCTCTTTCACCGCCGCTGTGGCGGGGTTGGAGGAAGCTGTCCCCATGACCGTCCTCTCCGAGAGTGACACGAAAGTGGTCTACGGCTGGGATGTGCCCCTTGCATGGTGCAGAGAACTGCCCGACAGTGCGTCGGCGGCGGGAGAACTGCGGGCGGCTATCGCCTTCGACAGCGCCATCGACGCCCTCGATAATCCCCATGTCTGCACCGTCACCGCTCCCTTTACCTTCTATGTGCCCGAATCAGTGCGGCCTACGGCGAGCCTAAGTTGCACCCTCTTAAACGACAACGCCGTGGCGCAGGAGTGGGGGCTTGCCATCCGCGATGTGAGCCGCCTTAGCTTTGCCGTGACGGCAGAGGGGGCGCTGGGTGCGACGGTGGAGGACTGCACCTTCTTCTTGGGCGCACAGCAGATGGCGGCCTTCTCGGGGCAGACGCCGCCTTTAAGCGCCGTGGGTACGGTCATCCCCGCCGCACGCGTCACCGATTCCCGCGGCAGAAGCGTCACCGTGGAGGCAGCACCCCTCACCGTGTGGGACTATCATCCCCCCAAACTCTCGGGTATCAGCGTCATGCGCTGTGACGCAGAGGGCGCAGCCGACAGCGGCGGCGACTATCTCAAGGTGCGGGCTTCTGCCGCCTGTAACCCTGTGGACGGGCGCAACGGCTTATCCCTCTCCGTGCGTATCCGTCCCGTGGGCGGGCAGTGGGGCAATCCCGTAGCCTTGGAGAGCGGCGTCTTTGCCATTCTCCCCGCCGACAGCGAGGCGGTGTATGAAGCGGAGTTCTCCGCCATGGATACGCTGGGCACCGTCAAGACCGTCACCGCCGTCAGCGGTACGGCAGCGGTGGCCTTCCACCTCCGTGAGGGAGGACAGGGGGCGGCCTTCGGCAAGCGGGCGGAGGCTGACGGCCTCCACTGCGCTTGGGATGCCCATTTTGACGGCAAGGTGGAGGTAGCCAATGGGGTCAGCGCAGGAGCGCTGACGGTGGGGGGCAAGAGCCTCCTCGATTTGGTCTATCCCGTAGGGGCGGTGTATCTCTCTTTGAACGCCGCCAATCCCGCCACCCTTTTTGGCGGCACATGGACAGCCATTGAGGGGAAGTTCCTCTTCGCCGCCGACAGTACCCACGGTGCCGCCACCACAGGCGGCGCTGCCACCCATACCCTCACCACGGCCCAGATGCCTGCCCACAGCCACCGCGTCTACGGCAGTACCGACGCCACCAGCGTGGGACACGACCACGGCATCCCCAACATTCGTACGGGACAGAGCGGCGAATACGGCGTCTATGCCGAGACGTGGGGCTACGGCAGCGGCAATCGTGAGCTGAACACCAATTTTGTGGACATCAACCATATCCATTACGTGGACGTTATCTCTCAGACCACCGGCGGCGGCGCGGCCTTTTCCCTCATGCCGCCCTACATGGCGGTGTATATGTGGAGAAGAACTGCGTAAGAAAGGAGCAATCTTTATGGCATCTACCTATCCCATGGTGGCCTACGGCTCTTCCGGCAGCGCCGTAAAGGAGCTGCAGGAGGCGCTGAACCGCCACGGCTACGGCTTGGCGGTAGACGGCATCTTCGGCGAAAAGACGAAGGCCGCCGTCCGTTCCTATCAGAAGAAAAATGGCCTCAAGCTGGACGGCATCGCAGGGGAGGAGACGTGGGGCAGCCTTATGCATTCCGCCGCCTCGATGGAGGAGACTGCGCCCCCTGCCCCCACCGTGTCCCCCAACACCTCGGCGGCGCTGGAGAAGTTGGAGCAGGGCTTTACCCCCAGTGCCGACACGGCGGCGGCCCTCGAGTACGCCAAGAGCCTCGATGCCCTCGTCCCCGCGGAATATGAATCCGCCTTCGACGAGCAGCTTGCCGCCCTCTATGAGGAGATGAACGGTCGTGAGGCCTTCTCCTACGACCCCGCCGCCGACGCGGCCTTTCAGAGCTATCTCAAGCGCTATACCCGTGAGGGTAAGGCCGCCATGGCGGACACCATGGCGCAGGGGGCCCATCTCAGCGGCGGCTACGGCTCTACCTATGCCCAAAGCGCGGCTCAGCAGGCCTATAACAGCTACCTCGCCCGTCTCAGCGATGTGCTGCCCGAGCTGCAGGAGGCGGCCTACGCCCGCTATCTCGACGACGGCGCGGCACTCCTCGACCAGTATGAGCTGCTCCGCAGCCGCGACGAGGCGGATTACGAGCGCTATCTCGACAGCTTGAACGCGTGGAAGAGCGAGCGCACCGCCGCGCAGAAAATCTACGACGAGGCCGCCGCAGCCGACCGCAAGCAGTATCAGCTGCTGCTGGACTACTTCTCGGATAAGGCCAAGGCAGAGGCCAAGGGGGAGGCCACCTCCGCCACCTCTGCCGCTGCCGCCACCGCAGGCAGCACCCTCTCCTCCACTGGTGCCGAGAGCCTTATGAAGGCCATGACCAACTATCTCAAGAAGGGGGACAGCGCCGCCGCCAAGGAGCTTTTCCAGCGCTATGACGGCCGCATCACCCCCGCCCAGCGCACCAGATTCCAGTCTCTTTTCGCGTCCTATCAGGTAGCACTTACCTAAGCCCTCACCGCGCCGTCACTTAGGAAGGGGAAAAATGTGGTTGCAATCAAGGGCGGAATATGCTATGATTGCTCTATCTGTAAAGTAAAACGCTTCTAAAAAGTGACGGCGCGGATTTCTCTGTGCCGCCGCCGCGAAAGGAGAAATATAATGAAGGAAAAGCTGCAGCGTTTCATCACTGCCTTTAAGATGAACGGTCAGGTGAAGAAAAAGACGCTGATCGCCCTGATTGCCCTTGTGGCGGTCATCGCCATCGTCATTTTGCTTATCTGCCTCAAGCCTGCCGATACCACCCCCGATGACCCCATCGACGAGGGCCCTGTGGAGCCCGATTACTCTGACCGTGTGGAGCCCGATCCCATCGTGGAGCCCGAGGGCATGGCAGAGATTTTTGAGAAGTATCCCGATGTGTACGCATGGCTGGAGATCCCCGGCACCAAGGAAGTGCTGGAGATCGAGGCGGACACTTCCTATCCCGTGGTGTTGGCTCCTCCCCAGCAGGCAGGCGAGGATGCTGACAGCACCCGTAACTATTATCTCTACCGCGATCTGGACGGTAACAGCTATAAGCCCGGCACCCTGTTCTCCGAGTCCATGGTGGAGGGTAAGTACATCAACGGCCGCGACCTGAGCGATCCCGTCACCGTGATCTACGGTCACAACATGGCCAACCGCTCCATGTTCGGCGGTCTTGAGCGCTTCATCCGTGAGATGGACTTCTCTCAGAAACCTGTGATGTATATGTATCAGGAGGGTCGCCGCGTGACCTACGAGATCGTGGGCGGCGTGCAGTATGATACCAGCCATGTCATCTATTATCACGACTTCAACGACGAGCAGGTGTTCAACGATTTCTTTACCGCCCTGTGGAAAGAGACCGCCGGCAGCACCAACCTCAACGGCGCTGAGAAGCCTGTGGCAGGGGATCATGTGCTGATCCTGTCCGTGTGCAAGAACGGCGACACCCAGCATCAGTTCCGCTACCTCATCGTGGGTAAGATGGTGGAGGATACCGCCGATCCCGCCACGTGGGCCATTGCCGAGACGGCTGAGGATGTTCCCGCCGCCGACGCCGAATAAGAACGCAATAAAAAAAGAGAGCCGCAAGGCTCTCTTTTTTGCTGCGCAAAAACCTTATTCCACTGTAAAAGGTACGCTGAAAGTAAACGTATCATAATCCCCCGTGCCACGGAAGTCCATGAACTCCTTTACCAGCAGGTATTCGCCCGCCTCCAGCTCCCCGTACATCCACGACCAGTCGAGATTCTGCTCCAACTCGCCCCCTGTGGGCACGACATAGGCGATGGTGTTCCACGCGATGTCCTCCCGGAGCAGGGGCACCTCCACCCACGTGTCGCCCTCCCGCACTTTAAGGCCGTAGGGGGTGCCCGTGTTGATTTGTCCCGTCAGCTCCACGCCGCCCTCTTGGCGAATCACCAGCGTCATGCCCTTTGCCGTCACATCTTTGGTTTCGAAGGTCAAGCCCCACTGGGGCACGCTCTCGGCGGGGACTTCGCCGCAGGTAGGGGGCACTTCCTCGGGGGGCAGGGCATCTTTTTCCACCGCCCAGCCTTCCACTTCCATAGTTTTTACATCATCGGCGAACAGCATTTTCACCCGATAGCACCCCGCAAGGGTCAAGGTCATCACGAGGGCAAGGCACAGAATGAGCAGTTTTTTCATGGTGGTGTCCTCCTTAATGGTTTTGTCTATTTGACGGCGCAAAGTGGCAAAATGTTCCCATTACAGGGAGAAAATGCTCTTTACCAAGGCGATACCGCTCTTGGTGCGGAAATGTTCCGCCACGAAGGCGGCGATTTCGGCTTTCCCCAACCCTTTTTCGGCGGCGTTCACCATGTAATCGGCCTCGATGAGGATTTGATAGTCCGCCCCCTCAATCCCCGTCAGCGTGTGGTGATGCCCCACGAGGTAGGAAACGCGGTCGATGATGGCAGGGGAGAGGGCCGTATCGGACAGGAAGTCCCGCACCATAGGCGCGCCCTCTTCCTCCTGCTTCGCCCAAATGGCGCTTCCGTACTTCTCGCGGCACAGGGGACAGGCGATGTCGTGGGTCAGTGCCGCCAGTTCGAGGGTGAACTGTGTCTCCCCGTCCAAGCCCTCCAGTTCGCCGATGGTCTTGGCGTAGCCCCACACCTTCATAAAATGCTCAATATCGTGGATGTCGCCCTTAGAAAAGGCAATCATTTTCTCCGTCAGCTGTGGAATGGTCAT